CTTTAAACACGTGGTATAACAATATACTATCAGCTCCTCCACTTATAGGGAGAACTAATGTCTTGTTTGTTCTTGCTCTAATGTCTTTTGCTGTTTCATATAACGCCTCTCTCCATGTAAGATTGTTTTTATGAAAACGATACATCATAGTATATTGTTTATTATTATACCATGTTTCCCAACCGACTGACATTAGAGATTTTCCGATGGTATTGTGCTAGATGAAAAATATTTTATTTCATTAGATAACATCTTAACATTTTCGAGACCATATTCGGAACATTTATTTCTATTCCAATCGCCCACAGCTGTCATTGGACGACCTTGATCCATGTACTCAAAAAAGGCCTCCTTGTTGTCACTGGGAGGACCATAATAAGGATAGGTATTATGAAAAAGATATCCTCTGCTCTCACCATACTCTTGTCTGAATTCAGGAAAATCTCTAAAAACTGGCATATTGTTATGACGAAATTTTGGTAAAATATCAAGTTCCGGAAAATGATATTCAAGAAATGGTTCTTTATTTGGTACCATTAACTCATCTGGAGTGCTTCGATACCGAGAGTATGCCAAAGTAGCATTATCATTAAACATTCCTGTATAATCAAATCCCTCATAAAAAAGGCCCCAACAATAGGTGGTTCCAGAATGTTTAAACTTCCATTCATTATGATAGTCTACACCATTTGGATGAGCTGGACCAGTACCATTACTAGCAGAAACAATAAAATCATTTTCTTTATCAAGTGCAGTTGTAAGATATGGTTGCAGAGCTCCCATCCAAGGTATAGGGCAATATTCAACCCACATTTTTTTAAACCACTCGGATTCGCGGAGGTCCTCTACAACAATATCCTGAACAATATCTACTGTATCTAGATCAACATACCTACTTTCATATTCATTGATAAGCCCTGACGTTTCCCATCCATTCCATTCTGTTCCGTCTGGTGTTGTCCACTGTTCACGATAAGGTTCTCGAGACCAGTATCGTTGATGTATTGTTTTGACCTCTATGTTTAAGTCTTTAAACACGTGGTACAATATCATACTATCAGCTCCTCCACTTATAGGAAGAACTAATGTCTTGTTTGTTCTTGCTCTAACGTCTTTCGCCGTTTCGTACAGTGCTTCTCTAAACGTAAGATTATTCTTTTTAAACCACAGTGTATACTGATACCCCTGTCGATTTATCCAAGCCTCAAAACCTACCGACATTTTTCACTCGCTTCTGGTAAATCTTTCTAGATCAGGTTCAAAATAGTTTTCACCTTTCATCACCTTTCCATCTTCTCTATAAATTGGTTTACCGTCTTCTCCCAATTTCGACATATTTGATAAATGAATTTCATTAAAGATTAGCCCAAGGTTAATCCCAAAAGCATGGCCAGCGCCATAAACAACATACAATAGGTCTCCCAAAGCATCGGCGACCCCTGTAAGATCTGAAGTAAGCGTTGCTTCAACGAGTTCATGATATTCCTCCTCAATTAAATCTAAACGTAGCTTAACAGTTTCATGATCCGGAAACCCAGGAGTGTCTGGCAACTCCTGGCCGAAACCTTTCATGAACTGTGCAACTTTATCACTGTTTGTTATATGCTTCAACATATCAATCCTTCACTTGTACTAAATCAATCTAGGATCAATACTATCACGTATTGATTTAGTAGTCTTTCCTTCAATTTGTTCTATAAGCTCAGCAATTCTTTTGTTCGCGGCAGTCAGCTGTTTTTGCAGCTCATAAACATTTTCTTTCAAAAGTTTAATGTGCATCTCAGCTTCTATACTGCCGGCCATGGCTGGATCCTATCTACAAGTTATTGTTTCTTTCCAATGTTGTACTTGGTTACTAGACTCCATTCCGCTTTTTCTTTAAACGAAATTATTTTTACTAAACTTAAAGGTGCAACAGGTGCAGCAGACTTGTCTGGGTCAACTAATTGAACCAACTCCCACTCTGCAAGAAGATTAGCAATGGTGTTGCGTCTTCCTTTATCGTCATCTGAAAAATTTGTAGGTTTACCATCAAGTGCAAACAATTCCTTGAAATGCACGATGTAATACTTACCTTGTTTATGTAATATGTGGCAACTTTGATACAGTGTCTTGTCTTTACGAGATGCGACACCTATACGAGTTAAAGTTTCTCTTACTTTTAAAAAATCTTCTTCATGTAGTAGCTTTACTTCTACCATTAGCTCAATCATCGGTTATTCCCCTCGTGATTTTCTCACGTATTATTACCATTTCTTCTTGGGAAAGAACTGACTGTGCTTGAAGAGCCTTCTTGGTAGAATAATTAAAGTATATTTCAATCATTTTCAGGTCACTATCTTCGTCATTCTTTACCCATTTTGCATATCGCTTTTTGGGCCTTATACTATTTAGAAGATATTCGTATTGGAGCTTGTGGTCTAAAAACGATGAAATGTTCATTTCGTTCGCATACATCAATGTATCAACGAAATAAGACAGTCCTTTATTAACTACATAGGGGACATAACTTTGTTCTGAAAGCTCATCATTGTCTGTATCCTTCATCATATTTTTCTTATTATATGTGATGGAGTTTACAAAATCAAATGGGGTCACTTCCACTCACAATCTGCCATCAATTGTGTCAGGCATGCAACTAAGTTTATTTCTTGATCTGCTACAAAAGCACTTTTGTATTGATAGTCTGCTAACACCAAAACCATAGAAGGAATTGATTGTTTCTCAACCACGGACGAAGCATTGTCGTATAGCTTCCTAAACATTCCTACTGGTTCATTATCAATATTAAGACCAACCCACTTGCGCATACCAGTGAAGTTTTTCTCTTTTAATAGCTTCACCAATGATAAGAAATTGTCGTCACTGAGGCTAGAAAGTATTCCAGAATCGATTGTACCAGATACACTGTACCTTTGCAACTCGTTTAATACTCTTCTCCAATCTGGAAAATACATTTGCAGTAGCTCTGCAACAACTTTCTTGTCATACGTTATGTTATTCTGATCTAGTACCTCGCATGCCTTCTTGTAGAATTCTTTTGCAATCTTAGGTTTGTCGGCATTAGCAATTTTAAAATCAAAGATACTACAACGTGAGTGTAGTGGCGCTATGATTCTATTTTTAAAATTGCACGTCATTATAAACCCACAGTTCTTACTAAACTCCTCCATGAAGTTTCTAAGAGCCGGCTGGGTCGATTGAGGATTTAGATAATCTGCTTCGTCAAGAATGACATACTTTCTTCCACCCATTAAACTAACAGAGGAAGCAAACTGCTTAATGTCGTTCCGAAGAGTATCAATGTTACCAGACATTGATCCATTGACTATAATATAATCACATCCCAATTCTTCTAACATAGCCCGAGCAACTGTAGTCTTTCCTATACCAGGAGGACCAGATAGTAGTAAGTTCGGAATCTCTTTGTTAGATATAAATTGGCGAAATGTAGATTTTAAGTCAACAGGCAGTATGGTATCAGCAACCGTCTTGGGACGATACTTCTCAACCCATAAAAAATCTTCGCGCATTTATTCACCAGTCGTTGAATTTTCTTCTACTGCTACCCAATAAGTCAAGCCAATAGGACTATTGATCGATGTAAATTGTGCGATCCCTCGCGAGGATATCTTCACATTATAATCAAATGGCATCATCTTAAAATTTTCAATCTTGAAAATAAAGTTACACTTACCATTAGATTGTCTAATCATCACATCTTCATTATAGACATCTGCCGATGGGTTTTTAGAATCACTTGCTATGATAGCACCGCCAGAACAAATATTTACTTCTGGTAGTTGCAATACACTAGCAGCTTTGAGCAACCTGGACATTTGATCTCCTGAAAGATCCATTTCCAAATCAGATTCTGGCAAATCGATATTGTCCTTTGGCGGAGTAACAATCATGTCGACGTCCGCAAAAGTATAGTTAACCTGTCTACCATTACCATGAATAACCATTTGTTTTTCTTCGAACACATATTCAGGATTAACAAACAAACTTGCAGCACCTAAAAACTTTCCAAGATCATAGATAGCACCCTCTGATGGAAAGGATTCGTTTAAGATAGCCTTTGCCATAATAGTCTTAGATGGTGATACTGTAGATAAATTATTACCAGGCTTAAATGCTATCGAGGGATTTACTGTAGAAAAATTCTTCAACACATCCATAGTTTCATTACTAAATTTCATATCACTTTACCTCTTGAACATTCCCGTCATCGTCTGTAGTTTGCATAGTTACTTTTGTACGCTCCAAAGGACCATCACGGCCCTTCTTAACCTTACTTGCATCTGCTGTTGCTGATGCTTGAATAGAAGCAAGATCCTGTAAGCTGCCACCATATACATGAGTACCAACATGCTGCAACTGCATCCATGGGCACAGCCATACCTTCATACCGATCTTGCGGACCCATTGACAAAACATATAATCTTCTGATAGATATCGTCGTGTTTCTGGATCAATCAATGCCTGAAAATACATCATAATTTCACGGCTACCATCAAAATGTTCTGTCCGAACATGATCAGGCTTATAACTAAACCCATTAGGACTCCACTCACTGTTGTCCCAATAAGCATCTCTAAACTTTTGTAGAGTCTTCTTAGTAAACATCATAAACCCTGTGCCACCTTCTTGCACTTCTGCTGGCTCATCGAGTCTAATTTCATTAACTCCTGGAACAGGATTGAACACATAGTCACCTACAAACTTATCAAGTTCGTTTGGATTTTCATCTGCTCGACCTTGGTTAACAGCGTCAACAATCTTCTCCCAAGAAATACACTTCTTTGGATATGGTGCACACAACACATCATATTCATCATTGCCCTCTTCGGCATCCTGCAAGGCTAACATGGAAAGAACATCACGAGCATCAAACCCAATATCACTATCGATAAAAATCATATGAGTTGAACTTTCATCTCTCATAAATTCATCACAGCAATAGTTACGTGCTCTCGTTATCAAACTCTCATTAAATAGGTAATAAAATTTTAACTCAATTCCATAATGCATGCATAAAGATGCCAAGTCATTTGTCGATCTACAAAACATTCCGTGACATTGTCCACCATACATTGGCGCAGCGACAAATAGTTTCCGCTTCTTCAGTTCTTCTATTTCAATTTTGATTTCCATTTAGTCGTGTTCCTCTAGTGTGAAATACCATAGCATCAAAGTATAGTGAATAATCTTCAACAAGTCTTTCTTATTATACCCACCCTTTTTACCATACCTCATAGCATATTTAAGTATATTAGATAAACATGCCTCTTTTTCTATATGAAGTGTTTCCCAAACATCTGTAGTTTGTATCTCACCCTTGCCAACATAGTGGCCT